ATCAAAATCTCCTCTTGTACGGTGTTGTTCAGAATATCAAACTGTTTATCAAAGTCAGACGGTGCTAAGTTGTTAACTACTGAAGGAGTTTCATTCGGATCGTTAAACTGAATGATAATAGACCCAGCGTTATCCGTGCCGCTAAAGTTGTCTTTAAATCTTCTGATTGTCTGCCTAGCTTCTTCAGGTGACGGAATGCCTTTAAACAATTGGAGTAGGGTCTGAGCAGAGAAACCGCTCTTAATAGAGTTAAGATGGAAGTTGGCAATCTCTGTGTCTATTTCGATGTACTTAAGAGCTGATTGATACGGAGCTGTTGGATACTCGCCACATCCTGCCTTGTACATTTTAAAATAAAACACCTGCTTAGATTCTCTCGTGTTGGGATTCCAAGCGTAATAATGGTCAGGCTTTACTTTTCTATCACTCCAATCCTCAGCGTATAAATAGTGACCATCTAACGAGTGACGTACATTCTGAAACGGCAAGTGATAAATCTCTGCTATCTTGGTTTTTGCTTTGTTCCAAATGATTTCTAAAGCGAACCCATCAAACAACTCTAAATCCTGAGCTATCTTATTTTTAAGGCTGTCGAAATCCTCATAAGCGTTAATTGAATCAAGAGCATCGTTTGCCTTTGCAATGTCCTCTGTGTTATATGCAATGATTTCGGTTTTATCACCGGCTATGAAGTCAGCTTTCTGAGTAACAATAGCCCCGTGCTTTGGTGAGCTGTTAAACAAGTCAATCAACATTTGTGGGTAAGCGTTATCCTGCCCGTATGTCAAGAAGCCTTTTGCTTTGTTCTCCTTGAAAATGGGAATCTTGCTCTCCGCAAAGTTGATCCTTATGAAGTTATTTTCCATCTTTTTTGTCTTTTGCAAATATTGACCCCACACCAGCGACGATAAACGCCCCTGCTTCGGTGAGTGTTGCTTTGTTTATTCCAACTAATATCAATGACCCTGTCACGAGTAGAACGCCCAAAGCAGTGGTTTTCCAGTTCTTAAATACTCTATCTATCATTTTCCAAATCTTAACTCTAACAATGAATCGTTAATCTTCCGCATCCGCTTCAATTCCACTGTTGCACTATCGTACAACTTTTGACTCTCCTCTATCTGCTCCGCTACTTCATCCTCAATCGTTGGCTTATTAGTTGACAATGCCAAGATAATTGCTAATATTCCTATTGCTAAAAGCCCTTTCATATCTTACCGAGTGCTTTGTAGATTTTAATCTCAGTTACCAAAGCTGAACACAACGAGTCCTGAGTTTTAAGCATAGCCGACATTTTTCGCAGTTCTCTTTCACACTTTATCAATCGCTTTTCACACTGAGCCGTTGCAAGGTTGCTCTGACGTTCTGCTCGGATGTATAGGGCAGTAACCACAAAAAGCAAAAGGTAGGTAATTGCCTTCTCGCTGTTCTTGGTGAATTGCTCAAAACTTAGGGGAAATCTCATAGTTCTTCGTGTGGTGTGATTGTTATATCAGTAGGCTCACCCAATACCGCCTCTAATCCTTCAACGTGACGGATGTAATAAAAGCCGTCAGCCTCAGAATAGGAATAGTTTACCCAATAGATAGTTGTATCTCCTGGGTTAATCGGATAGCCTTTGTAGTCTGCCGCTTGTTGTCTTGCGGTGATTGCTTCTTGTTCTGTGTTAAATGTATATCCTATCATGGGTATATAGAGTAAAAGTCGTTTATGTTAGTTTCAATACCGCTGCGGTTTGAGGATTGTTCAGAAGGGTAAAAAATAATCTCTTGCATATTTCCATTAAAATTATTACTTCCACTCCTTGAGCCTATGTGTCCATTTGTAGGACTTTTAAGTGTCCCGACATCATTAGACCCTGATGCGTTCGCATCACTACTATTCAAATAGACATCTACTTGATTCCCTGAAGTCAATGAATTGTCAAAATTCACAAAAATCAAGTTTTGCTGAGCTGCGTAACTTGTAGAAGTTAAATAGTTCCCGTTTGCAGATAATCCAGACAGCGCTATAAATATCTTAGAATCATCTTGATAACGGAACAATATATTAAACACAATAAAACTATCAAAACCGCTATAAATATTAGAAAAAATGTTATTTGCAATGGGCGATGATACATTTATAATAGAGGCATTGTCCAGTCCATTCAAGAAACTTCCACTATCAAATGTGTCATCACTACCATCAAACTCAATCGCTGGTTTCCCATTCTCCAAAATAACACTTCCACTACTCACTATCTGCGGTTGAGCCGATGCCGTTGTTTGCGTTGCATCATTTCCATTACCGCTTTGGTCGTACCACTTTGTTACATAAGCATCCAATCCACCAGTACAATATCCTTCAAGAGTTGTAACGTCTAATTCCCCATCAACAAAACCTATATCATAAGTAGGTTGCCCAGTGGTGTCGATTCTTACCTCAATAGCATTTGTCGCGCCACTTTTTAATTGACGCAAGGAATAAGCCGCAGCCGCACCCGTGTATGTGTCGAGTAATAAACTACTCGCACTCCATACTTCCGTACTACCGATATATACTTTACTTACATCGGTTGAGCCAATCTTAACCGCACTTATATCGTTACTCCCTAACTTCATATAATAAAGTAAATCGTAGTCGCTGATGGTGTTAATGCATCATATTCCGCTTGTGTAACTGCTGACAATGCGTTGATGTCGTAGGTTGTGCCGTCTGACTTGGCAATCTTTGCGTCAACTTGCGTTTGTATTGCACTGGTCACCCCATCCAAATAACCTAATTCAGTAGATGTAACGTCACTTACTGCAACCTTTCCGCTACCATCAGAAATCAACGCCCTTGATACCGTTAAATCAGAACTTGTTATAGTTGTTGCCCCTCCTGTGATTGTGTCCTGTTTTGATTTTATAAGATTAGACGCTGTGATTTTATTGGTTACGTCTAACGAAACATTGACTATTGGCAAGACATCATCATCCGCTGCTGTTGTAATTTCGACTAAATCAGTTATTTTTTTAGTTGCCATATATTTTCTCGGTTATCGTGGGGTTGTAGATTTTCTTTGATACGCTGATTTGATTTACTTTGTTCTCATCTATATATCTGACAAATCTGTTTATGTTTGTTCTGACTCTATACTGCAAAACAAAAACATCATCTAAGTCATAAATACGCCCTTGCAATGTGTCACCGCTTTGAGTTAGTAAAGTATCACCGCTTTGAGTGATAAGGTCAACATTAGTAAATGAGCCTTCAGTGGTTAATAACAGACCATCCTGAGTGATTAAGTCACCGTCCTCAAATTGCGATATTTCGTAAATCTTTTCCATTAACTCGGTGTATAAAATACATCAGTAGAAGGGATATTATTTACTTTCAAAATACCTTGCTCAACTAACTCATCAGCGTTATCAGGGTCAGTGTTGGTCGGGTCTATTTGAGCGTACACACGATACAAAAACTCCCCAGCGTAAACTTCAAAGGTGCTTCCCTCAGTCACTTCAAACTTGTTATAACGCTCTGTGTATGCACTAACATCGGTTAAGATAAAGTTGGTTGTCGTGTTGGTCAATCGGTGTGTAATACTGAACAAATAGGTAGGATCAGAGATGGTGGTTTTCTCTGTCAGCGTTAAGTACCAGAACTTTGTTTCTCCCTTTGTAATAGTCAGCATCTATATATAATTAAGATTTTCCGCATTTTGGCGTAAAAAAAAGAGGAGAGCCGAAGCCCTCCCCTATTAGAAACTATGAAAACAAGAAATTAGATACCTAACGATGTAGCAACAGCAGCCTGTACCAAGTATGGACTTTCTGCCTCAATCGCACTTAAAGTGAAATTATAGCCTTGTACGTCACCCATTGCAGTACCTGACTCGGAAGTCATTGCAGTGATGTCGCATCCGTACTCAGAACCAGCTAACCAGTAGTTATCATTATTGTCCTTAACTATGCAGAATACTCTGTTTTGTGCTAACAACTTCAACTCATTACGCTTAGTTGTTGACAACTTACGTAGACGAGCAACGATATCTGTTTGGTTGAATACTGTTCCGTTCTCTTGTGAAACATTTGTAGTGGTAGTCATACTACCCACGCCCTTCGGAAGCTCATATGTGTAAACATCCCCTGAAGCAACTGTTGTAGCTGTTACCTCGCCACCGCTTACGGTAAACCCGGTAGAAGCCCAGTCGATTAAATGGATGCTCTTTACGCCTCCAACTGCGTCCTTACAGTCTAAATTAAAACCCTGCGTCAGATTACAAGCCATAACTCTTTGATTATTAAAGGGTTAGACTTACGCAAGTGTGAACTGTACTAACTGATCAGGGAATGCGATTTGTACACCATACTTCATTGTAGCACGGAAACGAACCTCGTCGTTGTCCTGGCTATACCAGAAGCGATATTCTTCCTCTTCGTTTGCAAGGTCAGTACCTACAAAGAAGTTAGACAAGCGACCTGCAAACATTCTGTTTGTTCCGCTTAGTCCACCTACTCCGATCAACTTCACGTTAGTACCTGGAATCATGATTTCCATTCCTTCCATTTCTACTGCGTAGTGGAAAAGGTTAGAGTCACGAAGTGCAGTTGTGTACTT